GGTTGTTCTATGCTGTTGAAAAACTGTTAGAGTTTAAAGAAGTCTTGGGGGAATTCTTTTGCATATGGAAATCTGAGGCTAAGAGTTCAGTTGGGACAATAAATCTGATAGAATATAATTCTGAATGGATCATAGATAATGCAGTGGTCAAACCAACTATGAGATGGGCTCTTAGTACACTAGAGACAACTATTGTTGAGAAATTCATAAATAGATACCAGATATATTATGGGACATTGCAACAAACATTAGAATCAGGAGGTACAACATTTTTGTGTTCTCTGTTACAAATGTGTCAGGCATATATGCATTATATGTTACTTGGGATTAGAAACTCCATATTGAAGGATGAATCCATGGAGATGATTTTGAAATGTCATCATCCAGCACTTGGATTTTTCCCTCTAGATACAGATTTGAATGCAGGACTCACAGGGCTAGATTTTTTACTATTCAGAACACAGAGAAAATTCAATGTGCCTACTCACACCTATGTTATTGAGGATCTGTCCCCACAAGCAAACATTGAATATGAGGGAAAAGTTCAAAAAGACATGTCCAGAGACATCAATTCCACTAAGATTCCCTTTGCTAACTACAAGATATGGAACAAACTAGTTGAGGAGATAGGTATAGAGAGCATAACAGAGCTTGTGAAGATGATAGAACAAAATCCTAGACAATTATATTTGCCATCTAAACTATGGGGAGATCAACAAATGTCTTGTGCCCTTAAACTCTATCAACCTGGTGTGAAGGAGTCTTTGAGTATGCATCAACCAAATGTTAGGATGGCTGCTGCTTCTGCTTACATACTAACAAGACCCTGTATGAATGCAAAGCCTCTAGGAGAAGAGAAGAGGAGGTCACTCTATTACATGTTATCTAGATCTAGTCAGTTCTATAATGATAACAATAAGCAGCTGACTTCAGAAATTCAATTTCCGAACCAGGGGGAATATGAGGAGTTCAATGACTATCTAGAGCATCTGTTAACTACCTATTTTTACCAACAGTCAGACATGAAAAGAACAGGTAAGTATGAGCTTGCTGTTTGGGGGTCTCAAAGCACATCAGACGTGCCCATTACTGATTTATGTATGAGAGCCTGGTGGGATTATAAATCTATCAAAATTAGTAATACCATGTTCAGGGAATTGTGGAGGCAAGCAAAAGCCAAATTTGGGTTTTTGAGAGACACAGAGAGTGAGACAAAGGAAGCAACAGGTTTGAATTCCTTAGAATTATGTAATTTTCTTAAAAGTATTACTAGTAGAGTCAGGAAAATGAAGCTGCAGGATGTTCCTGCAAAAGGAGGAAGCAAAGAGGAGGTCATGACTAGACTCTTTTGGCCCTCATTGAAGATAAGGTCCGATGTAAACAATATATTTCTAGAGAAAAATTTGCTAAGACACAGGATTTTTTCAATTCTATGTTATCCATATAAACTATCTTTCAAAAGGAAACTAATAATTGGCTTTCTGGAGGAATCTGTTTTGTTGTCAAGAAGGTTCATAGATTTGCCCAGAGCAGCTCGGAGGATGAAGATATTTAGGGATTTTTTGACAACAGGCAATTTGATCAACTTAATCTCCCAAATACAGCAACTAAAAAGGGGTGTAATAGGGTTTTTTGTGACCAGACAGGACAAAGGGAAGGGAAAAGCACAAAAGACATACTCAGGATCAGGGCTGTGGAGAGGGAGAGTCTGTGGTTTGGGAGCACAACTCTCCTTTAACTCAGAGGTGTGTACTGAGATTCGAATAATAAGATTGACAGATTTGCTAGAGTTGAGTAAGACCTTGAAATCAGTGATAACTGAGTTCAAAAGCAAATTTCCAGAAATGCCTGAGAAGAGTAAGAGTAACCTCTACTTAACTAGTAAGGGATACTTTGAGAGTAATAGGTATGTGGTACCCAATTCCATTCCAGTTGTGATAGATGGTAGTGTAGGGGTTGATGTGTTTGATGCTGTGTCTGACTATGATTGGTCTTTTAAGGTCAGTGACACCAAATTAAGAATTGTGTGTAAAGCCTCTCTGGATGGTGGTGAAGAAAGGGAACTGACTGTCTTATCTGATACTTACACAAGTAGGGACTGGGACCCTAGCATATCAGAAGAGTTCATGGATGACCCCTTGTTTAATTCTTGGCAAATGTCCAAACCAGCCAAGGTAACTGACATACTTGACACATTTGGGGTAGATCTCTCAGACAGATCCATAAATAATATGATTCTTAAGCTAAAAACAGAGAGAACATTGTTGAAAGATAATTATGATTTGATCCGATTTTCCAAACTACTAAGAAGTAGCATAAGCAGGTCAATTACAGGGGTCAATGAGGTCAACATTGAAGACGAGCCTGAAACCTCCCTTCCAACAGTCGGGATGTCTGTGACTGACATGGCACTCTTTAATGAATTATGTGAGTGGGAGGACATAGAAGAAGATATCCTAAATACAATACAGGAGGGTGCTATCTCTGAGTCTGACATTGACTCTGATGAAGACCTTGATGATTTTGATACAATAATGGATGATGCAGTCGACAAAATTGCTGAAATGTTTTTTTCAGCTAGAGATGATGATGATAGTGGGCTAACTTCTACATTCCTGGGCTCATTTGACATGCCAGAAAGTGCTTCATTCATGAAAAGTATAACAAATTGGATTGCTAATGAGAATCATTCTGACTCCTTCAAAATGTACTTCTTAGGCACTATGTCAAAAGAAGAGATGAGGGACAAGGTCCATTTGCCTGGAGAGCTTAGGTCAGTTATGAGTGTTGCTTGTGGGATTTCTTTTAAGGACAGATATTCAGTAATTAGAGCTAGAGAATTGCAAGATGTTAGCCAAGCTGAATCTATGGCATCATCTTTTACTGATGAGTACCTAATCACAAAGTCTTCTGAAGAGTTAAGGGATGCAATAACTGATATGGAAAATTTCCTCCCTAGTGCTAGATCTGTCTTAAAGAAAAAATTTGAAAGCTTGATTAAAAAATATAAAACTGAGCTTAGGGCTTTGAATTCCCAAGGAGAGCACAACATGTTGGGGTACATACCATACTGGTTATTTATTGATAAATTAATTTCTGAAATTAAAAAGAAGGGTATATGGAAAAAGGAAATTATAGATGCTGACCTAATAACAATCAGATCCATAGTTATTGCAGATTGCATGGATGTTGTTGCTAGAGAGAATAAGGAGGGTCTTATGCCTGATCTTCTTAGAGAGGACATGTTCTCAGTGGCATGGTCAGATGTTGTGACTTCTGGCTTGTGTAAATTGCTATCTCATGGATTGAAAGTTGATATGAGTGTGTACTTAAATGAGGAGTGTGCATTTTACTCCAATAGAGATGACTTTAATAAGGATCTAATTTTAAATTTTGCAATTAAGGAAATAGAAAGCAGAGACAGTGACACTAACTTTGGTAGATAGAACAACAGTTTCTGCCTAAAGCATATCTTATTATGAGAGGAGAGTTTGAGTTGCCAGCTAAGTGCCAGAG